TGTAAATTGAATGAAAAAACCAAAAAAGACGCCGCATCTAATGACGATGGAAGAATATGTCGAGTTTGCCACCGGCAACAAGAAGGGCTTAAAAATCTACGATGAAAAGACGGTTATGGAGTTAATGAAAGAGAAGTCTAAAAGCAAACCGCACAAAAAAAGAGGGGTGTAGCATGAAACTATCACAACTTTACACAATTATGGGCTGGCCGTTGCGGTTTTGGAGGACGAAGACGTTGCCGCCGGTGCATCCGGCGCACAATGTTACGTTTGATGACGCCATGAGGATGGCGCATCACCAAGATGTTTCCGGAAATTCAAAAAAGAGCATGACAGACCAGGAATTTAAAGAGCTGGTCTCCGCAATGGATGTGCGGTATGAAAGCCTAAAACAAGGCGAAGTTCTGGGGAAACTGTCAGCAGACGAGTCGCGGGAACTACGTGCGATGGAAACCGGCGACGGCTGGTGCCTTGATTTGCATCCGCGGGTGCCGGAACGCTTAGGCCGCCGCCCAGTGATATTCCCATAAACCTGGATTTCCACCTGCGCAAGAATAACAAAGTGGCGCAAGAATGACATCACCCTGGCCGGGGCCGAAACCCCGGCCTTTTTTTCGCCCAAAATCCGCCCAAAATCCCACCAAAAAACACGCCAAAATGACCGCCTGAAAAAACCTGTCAAGTAAAAAGAGGGTCAAAAGAGAGCTAAAAGAGAGCTCAAAGAGAGCTAAAAGCTGGCCGATGGCCCTTTTTTACAAAAAATCGGGTGTAATGTATTCCCGCGCGCGCGAACAACCAGCGCCGGGAGTGAAAATGGCATACCCGGAACCGACTGAAATCATGATTGGCGACACCGTCACCTGGGTCCGCCGGTCCGTACAGGCCGTCGAGATGAACGACAACGGCGTCCTGGAAACAACAGACATCAAGGCGTCCGACGGCTGGGCGCTCAAATACGTCGCCGTCGGCAAGCTCGGCATCATTTCCATCACTGCCTCGGCCGACGACGACAACGCCGACGATTTCAAATTCACCGCGTCGGCCGCCACGACCGGCGCCTACACCGCAGGCGACTATCAATGGCAGCTTGTCGCCACCCTGACAACCACCCGCTACACCATCGCCACCGGGATCGTCACCGTCCTCGACAATATCGCCGGCCGATCCGCCTTATACGACAACCGCAGCCACGCCAAGAAAGTCCTGGACGCTATCGAGGCCGTCATAGAAGGCCGGGCCAGCCAGGACCAGATGCAATATTCCATCGCCGGGCGAAGCCTCAGCCGGACTCCACTTCAGGATCTGATGCGCCTGCGCGCTACGTACAAAGCTGAATACGACTCCGAGGTCGCCACAGCCAACATCGCCGCCGGGCTGGGCAGCAAAAACAAAATTTACTCAAGGTTTATCTGATGGGCGCCATTTTGAATTATTATCGGAAGCTCCAGCAATTCGGCCAGCCAAAGACCGAAAATGGCCCGACAATCGACCTGGGAAAAATCATCCAGGCGCCGTCGCGATCATACGACATCGCCCGAGTGGATCGTCTGACCAGCTCGTTCTTGGCGCCGATCTCCACCGGCGACGCCGAGCTGCGCAACGCCCTGGCCGTCGCCCGCGCGCGCAGCCGAGAGCTGGAGCGCAACAACGACTACGCCAAGAAGTTTTTGGGCATGTGCGAAATCAACGTCGTCGGCCGCAGCGGCTTCACCTTAAAGAACCTGGCCAAGGATCCAAACGGGAAACTCGACAAGACCGCCAACGATCAAATCGAATGGGAATGGTGGCGATGGGGCCGCAAGGGCAACTGCACCGTGGATGGCAGGCTGTCCTTCCTGGGCGTCCAAAAATTATTTATCCGCACCGTCGCGCGCGACGGCGAATTCCTGGCCCGGAAAATCCGCGGCTACAAAAACCCATGGCGCTTTGCCTTGCAGATCTTGGAAGCTGACGTTTTGGACGAAACCTATAACCAGGAAGCCGGGAACGGCCGCAACAAGATCCGCATGGGTGTCGAATATGACGAGTGGGACCGTCCCGTCGCCTATCACCTGCGACGCAAACATCCCGGCGACGCCTATATGACGATCGCCGGCGTGACCGGCGAGCGAGTCCGCGTTCCCGCAGCCGACATCATCCATTGCTACATACCTGATCGATCAACACAGGGGCGCGGCGTCCCGTGGATGCATACCGCCGCCCGCCGCCTAAACCAAGTCGGTGAGTACGAATACGCCGAAGTCATCGCCGCACGCCTGGGCGCCTCAAAGATGGGATTCTACGAAAAGAACGACCCGACCGGCATGGGTCAGTATGTCGGAGACGAACAGGACAGCTCCGGAAACCCGATCAGCCACGCCGAGGCCGGCACGTTTGAGAAACTCCCGCCCGGCTACACCTTCAAGTCGTTCGAGCCAAACCATCCCACCACGCAGTTCGGCGCGTTTATCAAGGCCACACTGCGCGGCGTCTCCGCCGGCCTGGGCGTGTCCTACAATTCATTGGCCAACGATCTGGAAGGCGTCAACTTCAGCTCCATGCGCGTCGGCGCCATCGACGAGCGCGACAACTGGAAAAATATTCAGAGCTGGATGGTGGAAGATTTTCTTGACCAGGTGTTCGGAGACTGGCTGGAAATGACGCTTTTAACCAGCCGTCTTACGCTGCCCTACAGCAAATATGAAAAATTCAACGCGCCGGACTGGCGCGGACGGACGTTCGACTGGGTGGACCCGCAGGCCGATATCGAAGCCGAGCTGGCCTGCGTGCGGGCCAAGTGGAAGACCGAGCGGCAGGTTGTCCTGGAGCGCTTCAACATGGACCTGGAAGACCTTTACGCTCAAATCGCCGAAGACGAAAAACTGAAAGCCAAGTACGGAATCACATCCGATTTTGGCGAAGCCGTCGGCAAGCTCACGCAGCAGCCCGCCGCGCCGAAGCAACCGGAAGACGAAGGAGGGAATAATAATGAGTAAGAAAATCAAACAGCTATTGCGGACCATCAAACTGGGCACCATCGACCGGGCCGCGCAGTTTGACGCCGGCACCATTGACGCGGACGCACGCACCGTCGAGCTGTCGTTTTCCTCGGAAGAGCCATACGAGCGCTACTGGGGAATTGAAATACTGGGGCATGACCCCAATGAAGTGCGCCTCGGCCGCTTGAACAACGCCGGCGCGTTATTGATGGACCACAACACAAGGGACCAAATCGGAGTCATCGAGAGAGCCTGGATCGACACGGCCTCCCGCAAGGCGCGGGCGCTGGTGCGCTTTGGGAAAAGCGTGCGGGCCACGGAGATCCTCCAGGACGTGATCGACGGCATCCGGAGAAACGTATCCGTCAGCTACGAGATTATGAAAATGAAGCTGATGAAAACCGAAAAAGTCGATGGGGCCGAAGAAGCCATCGACACCTACCGCGTCACCGACTGGGAGCCGCTGGAAGTCAGCTTGGTAAGCGTTCCGGCGGACGCGACCGTCGGCGTGGGCAGGACAGCGGACAAGCACGAAAAGGAAATACCCATTGAAATCAATCAACAGGAGGAAAGAGAAAACATGGAAAAATGCAATATTTGCGGCGCCGACTTAGTCGCGGGGGTTTGCCCCGTATGCGCCAAAGCAAGAGAGGCTGCGCAGAGACGCGCGCAGGAAGAATCCCGCGAAATCATGGCCGTCGGCAAAAAGCACGGGCTGATTGACGACGCGGCCCGGTTTATCGCGGAGGGCAAAACCCTGGCCGAGTTTAAGGATTTTGTCATTGACAAGATCGCTGCGCCGCACAACGACGTGGACACCGAGCACCGCGCCGCGGCCACATCCCCGGATCAGCCGATCTATCGCGGCAGCGCGGCCACGATGCTGGGCCAGCAGTTGATGGATATTCGGACCATGACCAGGCCGGAAAAATTCAGGGACGCAGAAGTCGCCGCCAGCCGCGCCCGCTTGGAGCAAACCCAGCGCCGCAACGAAGCGCGCCTGGCCGAAAGGCTCGGACTGGAAAGCCGCACCGCGGCCTCCGGCGGGTTTACCGTCGGCGTTCCATCCGACGGTGGCTTCTTTCTGCAGGGCGAAACCTCCACGGAGCTGGTGACCAACGGCTTTAATAACTCCGAGATCCTGCCCCGCACGGCGGCCCGCACGCTCAATCCCGGCACGCAGTACGTCACCATTTACGGCATCGACGAGACCAGTCGGGTCAATGGATCACGCGGCGGCGGAATCCGGGTATATACCAATTCGGAACTTGGCGAGCTGACCGCTTCTAAAACAAAATTCTCCGAAATCCGCATCGAGCCGACCAAACTGACCGGCCTGTTTTACGCGTCCGGCGAGATGATGAGGAATGTGACGTTCATGGGCCAGGAAATTCGCCAGCTCTTTGGCGAGGAATTCGCGTTCAAGTGCCAGGACTTGGCGATTCGCGGATCCGGAGCCGGCGAAGCTCTGGGCATCCTCAACGCCAACGCTTTGATTTCCGTGGCGAAAGAATCCGGCCAGAAAGCCAAAACGATCAACACGATCAACCTATCCAAGATGTGGTCCCGCGCCTCGGGGAAAAGTCCGGTCTGGTTCGTCAACCGCGACGTGACGCCGCAGTTGGACGAACTGTCCATCACCGCCGGCACCGGCGCACTGGAGCCGCGGTTCGTGCAGTACGACGCGCAGGGTGTGCTGCGGATCAAGGGCGCGCCCGTGATCCAGATCGAGCAATGTGAAACCTTGGGCACCGTCGGCGACATCATCCTGGCCGACTTCAGCCAATACATCACCGCCAACAAGGGCGACATCATGGAGGCCATGAGCATCCACGTCGAGTTCCTGTACGACCAGGAAACCTACCGCTTCATTTACTACTTTGACGGGCAGCCCCGCTGGAAATCCCCGCTGAATCCCTACAAGGGATCCAACTCGGTCAGCCCGTTCGTCGCGTTGGCGACCCGGTCGTAACGTAGTCCGGGCCTTCAGGCCACAATTAACGTAGTCCGGGCCTTCAGGCCCGGCAGGAGACTTTAACCGCCCGGAATGGCCGGGCAGACATAGAGCAGGAGGTTTTAAGATGCAAAAATTATATCATGTAGTTCCCCTGATTTGGGCTTACGAACACGACGGGGCAATCGCGACAGACATTATCAGCCTGAAAAATTACAAACAGGCCGACTTTTTCCTGATGATCGGCGCAGTATCACAGGCCGCCGCCATCACGATGAAAAAAGGCGTCAGCGTATCGAGCTGCGCCACCGCTTTGGCATTCACCCGTTACTACAAGACGGGCTTTGTTTTGGATTATGACGCGCCGTCGAGTGACGCCGTGGAAGCCGCCGGCGCAGCATTTACCGGAGCGGGAGGCGGCGCGGGCGTGGTCTATCAGGACACCGGCAGCCGCATTTACGGCTATGAATACAACGGGACGACCTTCGTGGACAATGAAACCATCACGTTCACAACGTCCGGCCGGACCGCCTCCGCCGACGGGATCCAGAAGAATGAGGACATCCTGATCCCCATGACGGCATCGTCCAACACGTTCAACATTGAGGCAGTGGCGAACCGTCTCTATAAAGTGCCGATATCCTCGGATATGCTGGGCGACGGCTACGACTGCGTTTGCATGAACATTGCCGACGCGAATACGACCCTTTATGCGGCCTGGGCTGTCCTTTATGGAGAGCGCTATCCGGCGGAGATCCCGCAGACGGCGATTTACGACTAACATGAAAATGGGCGGGGTCCTGACCGCTCCGCCCATTATTCAAGTCCTTCAAGGAGGAAAACAAAAATGAAAAAGTGCTTATTCATCGCCTCGCTCTTGCTGGCATTGATGCTCCCCGGAATTATTCAGGCGGATTTGATCAATGTCACCTGCGACGGCGTAGCAGGAAACCTTGTGTGTCGTGACGTCAGCGGAAACATCATTTACACCGTGGACGCCACCAATCGCAAGATCACTATTCCGTCCGGGTCGGCGATTGATGTCGCTTCCGGCGGATACTTTAAGTTGGCCGGGACAACCGTAACGGCGACAGCCGCCAAACTGAACATGATTCCGGCCGACGGTGCGGCGGGAACCTATTTGCAGACTGACGGATCCGGGTCCTGGACATGGGTGGCCGGCACATCCGGCAGCCTGGATGACGCCTATAACACCGGCGCGACGATCACGGTGGATTCCGGCGCTGTGCAGCTCAACGGCTCGCACGGCTCCAACGACACGTTTTTCGTCAATAAGACCGCCGGGACCGGCGACGCCATCCAGATCACGAACGCAGGGACCGGCAACGATATCAACGGCACCGGCGGAACCTGGTCCGTGACGAAGGACGGCGTGGCGACGTTTGCGTCGTTTTCGCCCTTGACCGCCGGACTGAGCATCACCGGCGGCACGGTAAATTTAAACGCCTCCAGCAATAATGCGACCAACTTGAACACCGGGAGCAGTTCCGGGGCAGTCACCATCGGCGGCGGATCCGGTACGGTTGCTGTTAATTCATCGTCCTGGGATAT